TTACTCGCTCGCCATTTCGCCTTCGTGGTTTTCAGGTTCTGGTTCGCTCTGAACTTCCTCAACCGGCGGCATTTCCAAACGCAGATCGATCCAGCGCCCTTCAGGAATATCCATCGGCTCCCCGGCAACGATTGCTGCGGTATCAATATCAAAGCGGCGTTTGCTGACTCTGACCGTGATCGTGCCGTCTTCAGCTGCTTCGGTGGCGACGAAGCATAGGCGGTTACCGTTGACGTCTTGCGGGACTTCGATGTTCCAGCCTTCCAGCGCGAAACCTAGCGAACCCGTCACTTTGTATACGCCAACCGAGAGTCGTTCGGCAGTAACACCCTGACTTTCTTCGTTAGATTCACATTCACCAGTTCCATATAACTTAACGATTGGAGAAGCTGTTTTAATAAAACCATTAGTGTCTGTTGTAGTATTAAATCCGGTATAAACTGGTGTTTCCTCAATAAGAAGGAAACCGGCAGGGGCAGATGATTGCCAAGTACTTTTGATATCATATGTTATACCACGCATAATATCAGAACGCCCCACCCATGCATTACCTAATACTTGCACTGTCGGAATGCTATATGCAGAACCTCTTAACCATAACTCCCACTTCCCTGTTAATGAATTATAAAGAGTTCCAAATCTTAAATTTGAGGAAGTGATGACGGTATATCCTCCCATTGTTAATACTTGTGCGCCTCTAGCGCCTAAAGCTGTAGTCGTTGCACCTCTTGTGGAAAATGAAACTATCTTACAATCTATGCCTGGATTCCCATAGCCTTTCCCATTAGTCACAGAAAACAAGAAACTACTTGAGCCACTGTCTGTTGGTTCTTGCTCTGCCAACTTAGTCCATGCGAAATTGGAACCACTCGAAGTCATCGTTGCAGGTATTACATTAGCAGTAGAATTATCAATAAGTATTTTAGACCATTCACCCCACCCTCCTCCATTAGTTCTTATTCTTGTTGCAGGATATGTATTTGACACCCCCTGAGCCCAACCTAGTTGCCAACGAGAACCACCATCATAGCCACCCGAAATACCAGCAAATGCAGCTAATGTAGCTGATTCGCTAGTATTAGCAGGAATACGGAAAAATTGATTTAATCCTGCATCATTAATAGTTGTAGAACTGAGGGTTACTGGTGTTGTCCCACCAAAGCCATAATCACCGGTTTTCAGAAGTTCTGTAGGGCCAGAATATACTGCGGATGGAAAAGTAACTACCCCATCAGTTTTGAAACTCGCTGTATAAGTTGTTCCTCCCCATCTTACGTTTAATTGCCCTGTGTCAGTTTGTGCATAAATAGAACTTTTTTCAACGTTAGTTTTATCGCGAAAACGTAGCAGAATATTAGACGTGCTTGCGCCTGCTTGCATATTTTGATCGCCAACAGATGTTAAAGCACCTTTAGTTGTTAGGTTTCCTGTCGAACCAATTATAGTCAAGATATCTGCCGTTGTCCCATCTGAATTCCAGAAATTAAAACCTCCTGGGCGAGTTCCTTTGTGGTTGATAAATTCTGTTGCGCCATCAGCATAACCAGGTGTTGCTTGTACTCTATTCCAGGCTACCCATGCTCCTTGGGCTCGTGGCAGGAAATTAGCGGATGTGCTGAGACTCATCCCTACAGGTTGACTAAAAGAAACAGAACTTGCAACATGTTGGTTAGCAGTTAGTGATCTGGACAAATAATCTGACTGTATTTTTGCCAACGTCGGCACCGTTAGCTTTGTACCATCGTCCTTGGTAAATGTCATATCCCCAGAGCCAGTGAACCAACTCACCGTATCATTGCGGCTGCCTTGGAAGAAGGTCAGCATTGCCGCAAAGCGAGCGGAGAATTGGCTGATGTCACCTTCATAGGTAGTGATAATAGCGTAACTTTGCCCGCTGGCAGTTGAGCCTGCATAGTTGCTGTTAAGAGTCAGCGAGGTACTGCTATTCACCTGTTTAACTTCATACAGCTTATTGTCCGGTGCCAATAAAATCATACCTGGCATCACGCCAAACTTGGCATCGGCCCACGCGGTGCCAGTACCGGTTACGGTGGCGTTATTAGCGATTAAATTGATCGTACCTGTTTTGTACCACATAGATTCTTACTCCAAAATATAAAAAGCCGCTCGCAGCGTTTTTAGTTAGTGACGTTATTAAAAATAATATTCTGTGTTGAACGCGATAAGATAATGGAGCATTGTAAGAAACATGCTACCCAGTTTGCCTCATTACCATTATTGATCAGCCGTAGTACTAGCTGATTATTTCCACTACTAGGTCCAATAGTTATTGGGATACTACTTATTATTTCTGGTAAATAAGTATTTGCGCTATAATCCCTATATGACTTTGCTATCACTTTATTATTTAAAAGCAGACTAATTGATCCATTAGCGCTACCAAATCCCCATACGCTTGCGACATTACCAGGCACTACAGACACTCCACGCTCAGGGTAATGACTCAACCCATTAGGCAATAACCCTTGAATCACTCCTCTTTTCTCAAAACTTGAGGCCGTTATAGTTACTAAAGGGATATCTACATACGAATTTCTCTCGATATGCCTAGAAACACTAAGCACATCAGGCATACTATTCGTATCGACCAAATCACCCACTATTTTATTAGCAAGTATCGTCCCGGAAAATGTCCCATTAGCCCCTGTGATATCGCCCTTAAAGTACCCACCATCCGCATAAATATTCCCACGAACAGAAACCTGATTAAACTGAGCGTTACCGTCAGACTTATTGATAGCCCAGCCCTGTCTTCCATCAATGAAGTTATCAGAGCCTATCCAACCCGTTATTTTCGCGTTAGTAATCGTCCCATCAGCAATAAACGCCGAGTTGATAAACGTCTGGCCATTTTGCACGGCGAAGGGAACAGACACATTGCCTTCATCTTTGGTCACCAAGGCAAATCGATCGGCCCGCACCAGGAATTGCCGGTTCCCTGCGTCATCAACCCCCAATGCCAAACCGGCAACGCTGCTTTCCCCCTTCTTACTGGTTTCAACTTTTACCGACCAGGTTGCGGAGACCTTACCATCCAAGGTCGCCTGCGCAGAACTCACCTGCTGGACTGCCGCCTTGTTATCCCCCACCGCCGTATTCAATAACTTGATATCGTTAGCCGTTGCCGATTGGTTATCGGTCACGGTTTTAGACAACGAGGTAATAGCCGACGTATTGTCACCAGTAGCGGATTGCAGAGCGCCAATTTGCTGAGCCGTCGCGCTATTGCTATCGGTCAGCGTTTGGCTCAGAGCGGTAACCGAAGCCTCATTCGCCCCTGTTCGGCTGGTCAGGTCGTTAATCAGCTTGGCCTGGGCGCTGTCCGTATCCACCAGCACCTGCAGTTGCTGATTGAGTTGGGCATTGTTGTCCCCCACGGTGCCTGCCAGCGCTGTCACCTGCTGGGATAACGCCTTGTCGGCTTCCGCACGCACCGTCTGCTCCGTCATCAAGCGCGCATCAACATCACCAAAGCTTGCCCGTAATTCGGTGATCTGCTGCGCCTGGGCACGCTGATCGTCCGCCATTACGTTCTGCTGGGTCTTGATCGATGCGGTGACCACGTCATTGCTGATAACGTCTTCCGCCTGCTTTAACGACTGTTCGATATCCGCCTTGGCAATGGCTTCAAGCGAACTGCTGAGTGAAGCCTGCGAGCCCGCCGAGTCGCTTTGAGCCTGCTTCAGCTCGCCGATCGCCGCACTGTTTTCGCCAGAGGCCGCCGTTAATGAACCAATCTGCTCCGCCATGGCCGAGTCTTGATTGGCCAACGTCTGCAGCCGATCGTTGATGGCCGCCGTGTTTTGCCCAACGGTGGAATCCAGCGAACTCAATTGCCGAGATAATGCTTCATCCGCCGTGGTCCGCGCCTGCGATTCAGCGGCGATCGCCGCTTTATTTTCGCCACTGGCCGCCCCCAGGCCGGTAATTAACGACGCTTGAGCGCTGCCGCTATCCACCAGCGCCTGCAAACGCTGATCCACCTCGGCCTGATTACTGCCGACATCTGCGCTCAAATGGTCAAAGCGTTGTGACAACGCGCCGGTCTCGCTGGCCCTGGTGGTGATCTCCTGCTGTAACTGCGCAGACACATCACCAAAGTTCGCATCCAGCTGCGTGATCTGCTGGGCCTGCGCCTGCTGCCGATCGGCGAAAACGGTTTGCGCCGTGGTTAACCGGGCGCTGCTCTCGTCCAGACGTTGAACATCGTTATCCTGCTTAAGCGCCTGTTCGATATTCGCCTTGGCCGTGGCCTCCAATGCCTGTTGCAGGCTGGCCGTGCTGCTTTCAGCTTCGGTTTGCGTGATGCCAAGGCGGGTGATGGCCGCCGTGTTTTCCTGGCTGGTTGCCTGGATCACGTCAACCCGTTGGCTCAGCGCACCGTCGGCATCGGCACGGGATTTCGCCTCTGCCTGAATAGCCGCAGTGTTACTGCCCGTGCTGGCCTGCAAACCGGAAATCTGCTGGGCCTGAGCCGAGTCAGTCGCCGCCAGCGTTTTCAGCTGTTGGGTCACCTCCGCCCGGTTTTCGCTAAACTCGGAAGTCAGCCCGCTGAGCTGCTGGCCCTGCGTTTTCTGCTGATCGGCCAGCGCTTCGGTTTTCTGCGTAACCTGCGAGTTAACCTTGTCCTGTTCCGTCTTGTTGCTGCCGATTGCCTTGGCGTTGGCGGAAACATTGGACTCCACCTTAGCCAAAGCAGAATCGGCATCGGCCTGCGCCTGCTCCAGCTTGATAATCAAACCCTGCTGATTATCCGCCGTGGTTTTCACCGAGCTGATATCCTTGGCTAACGCCCCATCGGCATCCACTCGCGCCGCTTGCTCCTGCGCGATTTGTGCGGCGTTCCCTTCGGCCTTGGCAATCACCACGTCTAGCTTGCTGGCCAATTGCTGGTCATCATCCTGCAATTGGGTGATCTGCGAAGCGACCTCAGCCATTGCCGCGTTGGTGTCACCGGTAAGGGCATCGACCTTGGCTTGCAGTTCGGCATCTGCACGCGCCAAGCTGGCTCGGGTGCTGTCAATTTCCCCGCGCGCATCCTTGATATCGCTATTCAGCGCCTCCTGGGCCTGGGAGAGTTTTTGGCGGTTATGCTCGATGGTCAGACTGTTTTCGATGGCGGCTTTGCCCAACTGCGTCAAATCCTGTTGCAGTACGTCGACAGCATTGCTCAGATCGGCATTCCGGCCCGCCAGCTCGGCGTTAACCTTGTCCAGAGCCGCTTGCAGGGTATCGACATCCCCTTGCAGCGCATCCCTGTTCGCCTCGATATCGGCCTGCGCCTGGGCGATCTTCTCGGCCAGATCCTGGACGTTCTGATCCGAAGGCAGGCTGTTGATCTTCTCCAACAGATCTTTGCCCAGTTCGGTCTCGGTAATGCTTTGCGCAATTTGCGCCAGCACCACGTCCGCACTGTCCGAAGCCATCCCACGCACAAACTCGCTCCAGTCGGACTGGTTGCCGGTTTTGTCGGTAAAGGCCGCACGGAAATACAGCACCTGCCCGGCACGCAGGCCCTGCATGTCATAGCGATGCTGCGGATAAGGCACATCGGCCAATAAGCGTTCGTCGGCGAAATCCGCCCGGCTGGCTACCATCAGGGTGGTTTTCAGGCCGTCGGCAGAGTTCTGGCCAAAGCCCCAGGAAAGCTGGATGCCAAATACTACATCCTTTGTTGCCGCCAACGAGACAATCTTGGGCGGCACACCCGCTTTTCCTGCCAGATAGCTCGGCTCGGCATGACCCCACTGTGAGGAAACGCCCACCGCATTCACCGCTCGTACCCGCACGTCGTAGTTACCGGCATAAATGCCGTTGACGTCAAACCCGAGTGAAGGCGTCGCGCCCACATTTACCCAGTTGCCGTTATCTTTACGCCACTGGGCTTCATAGGTCACCGCGCCAGCAACAGCACGCCATTGCACCCGCATTGAGGCAACGTTAATCCCCTGGCTGACGTAGTCGTAGCGCGAGATGGCGATATTTGCCGGAGCAGGCATCGCTCCTGGTGGCGTGACGGTGATTGGCGGCGCATCCAGGCGGATGCCGTTATCGATAAAGGCGTATTTATCCGGATCGTGCTCAACGGCGTTAATGGCGAAAGTGCCATCATCGTTGGATTGGACCGATACCACGCGGAACTGCTGGATCGCCAGGCTGTCAGAATCGATACTCCAGACCGCTTCAGCCTCTGGCTGCCGGCGGAGCGGGGCGGTCAGCGTCACCGTAAGCTTGTCTGCCGCGATACTGGCGATAGTGCGAGCCTGCGCCGTGCCGTCTGGCAGATTGACGATCAGGCGATCGCCTTTGCCGAACGCCACTTCACGATCCAGCACCACCACGCGATCCTGCGCGGAATGGATGCGCCCGCCGTTGGTCTTGCCTGCCAGCATGGCATCCGCAATGCCGATGATCCGAGCTGGCAGCGGGATATTGCCGTCCAACCCGACGGTAAAGCTGACGGTACGATCTTTGGCGTTACTCAGGATCGCCCAGCGCCCACGGCGGTGAGCCTCGGTGCGCCGCGTACAGCCAATGGCGGTGATTTCAGTCTGGTTAACGCCGTAGCGCTTCACCAGTTCGTTATCGTAAGCCGCTTCCACCGCGTCGGCATAATGGTTGGCCGGATCGCCCCATTTCACCAGCGCCGAGGTATAGCGATTCTTGTAAGAACCCGACGCATAGGCGAATTCACCGCCGATGACGTTGGCCCGCGAATAGACGAAATCCACATCGCGCGGCATATCCGCATAGGCAAACAGCTGGTCGTTGCCCCAGTAGGTAATGCCGCGGAAGATGGCGGCGATATCACGCAATACGGTGTAGGCATCCTGCTGCGACTGGATATACACGTCGCACAGGAAACGCGGTTCTTTGCCCCCGCCCCCCAGACCATCATCAATCAGCTCATCGCAATACTGCGCGATGCTGTACAGCCCCCATTTGTCGATCTCGGCGGCGGTCACCCGGTTGCCTAAGCCGTAATTCTTGTCCAGCGCGATATCGTAAAACACCCAGGCCGGGTTGTTGCTCCAGGCCCACTTAAAGCTGCCATCCCAATTGCCGCTGTAGGTTCGCGCCAGCGGATCATAGTTGGCCGGCACGCGGATGATTTTGCCCTTCGGCTTGAGCGTAATTTTCGGCACTGAGCTGAACTGCTGGGCATCGAATTCGATAAACAGTAAGGCGGTGTTGGGATAGCGGAACTTGGCGTCCACGATCTCGGTGTAGGTCTGGATCTGGGTCGTGTTTACCAGCTTGCTGCTGGTGGAGTCTGGGGTGATGCGCTTGATGCGCAGCGTCCAGCTGGTGGTTGCCTTAGGTAGATTAATCCGGTGATCGCGCTCGTACAGGCTGGTGGTTTTGCCCTTTAGCGTGCCGGTGACCACGGTTTGATAGGCTCCGCCGTCGGTGGAAAGCTCAATCAGATATTCTACCTGCGAACCGTTCATATCGCCGTTATCTTCCTGCTGGAACAGCGCAGGGAAGCCCATGCGTATGCGCAGCGCGTCGATATCGGTTCGGGTGAAGGTTTTGGTCCAGACGTTAGTGGTGGTCAGCTTGACGTTGACCGGCGTTTCAGACTCTACGTCCGGCATGCCCTGGATATAATCCTGAGTCTGGGTGCCGTTACGCACCTCCCACTTCAGGCCGGTAAAGTTTTCACTGCCATCGGGATTATGCACCGGGGTGCCGTCGAGCAGGATGCGGGTGCCGTCTAACTCACCGGCAATTTCCCCTTCAGACAGCGCCAGCAGGATTTTGATTTTAGCGTTGGACTGCAAATCATCGGGGGCTTCAACCGGCGTATGCGCCGATCCACCACCGCCCTTGCGCCCATGAATAGTTAACTTTGTCATATTGCGCCCACAAAAAAGGTCGCGAATGCGACCTGTAGAAAAATGCCCTAAAGGGGGTTATTGCTGGTTTTCAGCATAAATACCGGCGGAAATTACCGCACCACCGATTTCCCGTTCGCCGTACAGCACTGGCACCGGGTACCCCTGCGCCGTGGTGTTGACCGGTGAGCCAAAGGCATAGGAGGGTTTGTTTTCTACCGACTGGGAAGAGGACATGCCGAAGTTCGGCTGTGGCGTCATCAGTTGCGTTACACCGCCGAGTACCATCGATGTCCCCATCATTGTTAAACCGGTTACCACAGCACTTTTAGCCGCTAATGCCGTCCCCCAAACTGCCATCGATCCACCAGCGGTAAAGAATGCCCCGACCAACGCCGCCACGCCGATGACAATCTGGAACATCCCGCCACTCTTACTCCCGGCAATCACCGGCATAATGCGAATATCGGCGCTGCCTTTAGAGGTAGCAAACTCGGCCAGGCCGATATTCTGCGAGCCATTGAAGAAGGCAAACTGCACGCCGTCCTTATGGGCATTCATCATAAAACTCTCAAATCCGGGCAAGGTGATACACAGCGCCCGCAGCGCTTCGCGCGTATCCGCCACCACCAGCCGATGAGTTTTACCGAACTTTTTACCCAGTTGGCCACCCAACCGGATCAGTCTTGTCGTTTGCATCATAGAAGCTCCTTTCTGCGGACTACGCGTACCGTCCGCTCCTGAAAATATCCGCTGTAGGGATAACGCTGGCTGAGCTGGCCGAACAGGTGATGCAGCATCATGCCGTCCCCCAGATAGATGCCCGCGTGGTTGGTCACCGGGGCTGAAACCTGCATCATGATCATGTCGCCCGCGCGCATCGGCCCCTGAAATTCTCGGAACCCTTCGGCGTACCAATGATCGTCATACAGGCGGGTTTTGCCGTCGACCCACCATTCATGCTCCACCGAGTAATCGTTCAGCGCGATGCCGTGTTCCTGGCGATAGTAATCCCGGATCAATGACCAGCAGTCGGCATGCCCCAACAGCCAACTGCGCCCAACCAACGGACGCTCACCGCGTGGCACAACCTCGGTGTAATCCCCTTCCGGCCACGAGACGATGCCCCAGACAATGCCCGAGTGATCGCACTGCAGGCGATCCATCTCCGAAGGGATCAACACGGGCACATCTGGGTGGCTGTGGATGATGCGAATGATCTCGCCTTGATCCTCCGCCTGCGCGTATTCCTGGGGGGAAATGACAAAGTTATCCAACGCGTTTTCCGCCACATTGCGGCACGGCAGATAACGCGCCTTACGCCCGTTCTGCACCACAAAACCGCAGGACTCATTGGGATACTCCGCTGCGGCATGCTCACAGATGGCCTGCATGATTTCAGCCTGCATCATTACCTCCCCAACAGGTTGGAACCTGGGAACCCGCCAAAGGCCAGGGGTTGCGCATCACCAAAGCGTTTTTTGCAGGAGGACACCCGGCCACCACAGACGTCTAACGCCGGATCGTCGATCGGTTCATCGTCCTTATCAAAACAGGCCCCGCCGCTGTAATCGCAACCTCTGCCGCTGCGGTACCAACCCCGGATGCACCAGGTGCAAAGCCCGTGAATTTGCCGCGAGGGCAGTTGCTGGCCTTGCAGATCGAACGGTGTGCAGAGCTGGAACTCCACCACGCTGTTGGTTTCGGTGCTTTTGCTGTCGATGTAGAAAACCTGCACTCGCTCCTGCGAAGCATCGGCAAGCGCGTTCCCCTCGGGGAAGTTGACCGCATCCAGGTATTTGGCAAAGGTGTCGTGTACCCGCACTTTCGCCTGCACCATGTCGTTGAAGGTCAGACACAACGAAGACACCAGATTGCTGAGGTTGGCGACGCTAAGCCTAGGCGTTGGTTGTGAACCATCACTGGTTGCTGCCAAGCCGGTGATCTCGTAGGGATAGGCTTCATACTCGTTTCCCTGCCACCAGATCGATTTTGGTTTCAGCCGCTGGGCATCGTTGCCCGCCGCCGCGATCTCGGCTTGAGTGTGGGGAATATTGTGTGCATGAAAGCGCATGATGGCCGCGCCAAAGGCGGTGCCATCAATTTCAATCAGCTGGATCAGTTCCCCAGGCGCCAGCTTTTGTACTTCACTGTTAAATGACATGATTGCACCTATACGCCGAAGGCTTGTTCAAAGGCAAAACTCAACGCCTCCACATTGCGCGCAAGCGGTGTGACGGAGATTGAATCCGATTTGACGCGAAATAGCGCTTTCTTGCCGTTGGGCGGCGTCCAGAAAAAGGCGACGAGCACGTGTTGATTTAAAAAGGCCAGCATCGACTGGGTCACGGCCGGATGGCCGGTATAGGCCAACTGCCACTGCTGCACCGCCTGGTTCAGCCCATTGCTGCTGACCTGTTTATAGCCGTCGCCGAACTGAGCACTTCTGACGTTATGGACAAAGTTGCCGCTAGGCGAGGCCTGGGTTTGCCATTGGAAAGTATCGATAAGCATAAAAACTCCGAGCAGTAATAACCGTCAGTCGCTGGGCCAGAATGACCCCTCACCCTAACCCTCTCCCACAGGGAGAGGGGACAGTACGTGCCACATCTTGGCTAATGCGTTCATCCTAAATATCACCCCCGTTACAGATTAATTGCTGCAACTGAATACAGCTCCGGAGCAGCTCCCTCTCCCTGTGGGAGAGGGTTGGGGTGAGGGGGAGATAAGAAGCAATTAGTCAGGCCTGATGCCAGACTGCGGTTGTTACTATTGATGATTGATAAGAAGATTCAGCGGGCCGCTGAGGCATTCCAGATCAGGCCGCCTGGCTTGAGCTCTTTGCCCAAACGTTCAGTGATCGCCTGATTAACGATGCCCTGCACCAGTTTGCCCATGCCGTCACCGGCAGAGGAGCTATTGGCCGCATTCGCGGAGCCGTCATTGTTCATTACTACGGTGCTGTTGACCGTAATACCACCACCCTGCTCTGCCGCCAGGCCGTACATCGGGGCTTTGTTGCCGCCCACCAGGCCGCCCTCCGCATAGCCGCGCATCATGGCGTAGAGATTGCCCACGCCGATCCGCTGGGTAGCTTCTTTGGTCATCACGAACTCGCCACGGTGTACCACGCCCGCCTGATCGTATTTACCGCCGTCGCCGGTATAACCGCCGCTGGATTTGCCCGGTAAATATGATGACCAACTGGTACTCATACCCATGGCACCAGTAGCTCCGGAGCTGGCCGCACCTGCTCCGCCCGCCGTTCCCCCCGTGACCAGTGATACAGGAGCGGAGAACGCCCCCTTGATCCATCCCATCGCGGCTTGGATGGCATAAGCCACCAACATCTGATTGATCACCTGGACAATCATGGTGATAATCGACGTGCTAAACTCCTTGAAGTTAGCTTTACCGGTCGTCACCAATTCGGTCAGATTGTCAGATAATCCTTTGTGGGCCGCCTGGCCAATTTCATTGAGCCCTTTATAACCATCGGTGACGCTTTCGAAATATTCCTGCCAGGTTTGCTTATCCTTATCCAGCTTCTCTTTGGTAGAGTCCCCTTTTTCCTCTCCGCCACCACCTTCTACCAATGCGGCAACATCGGCCCCGCCCGCCGCAGTTTTGGCCGTGTTATCCGTAGCCGTTTTATTGGGATCCGCCGCAGGGAAAAAGGTTGAGTCTATCCATTTCACCGCTTTATCAACCGCAAACCCGCTAATGATTTTGCTGAATAATCCGGCGGACATCTGCAAAATAGAAGAAGAAAAAGTATGAAAACTAAAGCGGCCAGTAGTAAGTAATCGGGTAAGGATCTCCGTCAGCCCCTCGTGGCTGGCCTTGGCCACCTGAACTACCGCAGCAGAAATATCGGTTACGCTATCCAGGTAACTCTGCCAGCTTTTTCTACCGGCCTCTGCCTGTTTATCTGAGATATAATCACTTAGTAAACCCGATTCTTTTTTCGGATCTACTTTAAGTTCATAAGCCGGCAATGGACGCAATGATTTACGGAGGTTCTCTTGCCTTATCCTATCCCCTTTAATAGTTTTCTCCAGCTCACCCAACTGGGAAATAAGCAGTATCGCCTTGGCCCCGGAGTTATCATTAATGGTTCGCAGCCCAAAAGAATATGACTTAGCCGCCTCGGTTATCCGAGTAGTCGCCCTCACAAAGCCAAGAGTTACTTGAGGTAAATCTTTATTATATAGCTGCTGCATCTTATTGATGTTCTCACGCAGCAACATAGAGTCTGAATTGGCCATACTGCCCTCCAACCAACTTAATGCTGGTATAAGTATTTATTTGCTATGAATGATCCTAAGTGCTGCGCTTTCCATTACGCGAATATCACTGAACGCGCTTGCCTCATCGTCCACGCCATAAAGCGTCATCAGCCAGGGCAGGCAGTTATAATCCAACCCGCTGACACCCTGCATGCCTATGCGCCACTGAGTTCCCATGGCCTGAAAAACCCGAAACGCTGGCCAGATATCGGGCCAGGCTTCAACGATCTCCGGATCATAATCGGCGGCGCTCAGGCCAAAGGCTCCGAGATCTTCAATGGCAGGCTCTGGCGTATAAAACGCTTCGGCAAGCGCTATCAGTTTTTTCCGCGTGCGGCCATCAGTTCGCGGGTAAACAGAGTGGCAATTGAATCAAACGCCCGCGGGTAGTTATCCAACAACACCAGCATGTTTTCGCGATTAAACTCGTCAGGCAAAGCCCAGCCAGCGCAGATTTCCATCAAAAAATCTGCCATCGGCTCATTGCTGTAAATACCCGTTTCGCTCTGCTGTTCCAAAGTTTCACGCAAAGACTTTTCCAACAGTTCTAGCTGGGTACGCTTTTTATGCTTGAAGGTAAAAGTCAGCACACCATCTTCATCTCCAGGGCGCGGAACGGAGACATCCGCCTTAAACGTCGGCTTGGGATTCAATTTAAATTCAACCATGATTTCCTCATTTTCCAGATTAACTCATCCTTATTAGCCCCTCGGGCAACCAAGCCTGAGGGGGAAATAGACGTGTTTAAGCAGTCACTTTATAGAAAGTCATATCGCAAGACTGCACCGCCAGCGCCACCTGCACGGTTTCAACCTGGTTAACTGCGGTGGTAGGTTGCGGATCAAAAGCCGGTACCGCAGACCAGTAGCGCAGCTCCTTGGCTTTTGGCACATGCATGTAGAACGCCAGCGTGACGCCATTGCGATCGGCATCCTGCAACAGGCTGTAGATCGGCTGAGAAGCATCGTGCGCAAAGGTAAAGGTCTGCGTTTTGGCCGCTTTAAAAGTGGCCAGGTTACGCTGACGATCGTCTTCCAGGAACTGCACCTGCACGTATTGCTGATCGCCGCCAGACTGCGCTACCTCGGTGATCTGAGGAATTTGCGTCCAGTTGGCGATCTTCTGCAAGGAGCCTTTGCCGCCACCGGCCGGGAAGAAACTCACGTCGGTAGTATTGATGGCACCGATGGTGATACTGGTATCCACTTGGGCAGTGATCTTGGCCACCAGGCTGTCGATCAGGCCCCAACCGGAGCGTACCATTACGATGTCACCCACTTTCAGAGTGTGGCCGGTGGCCACGGTAAATACGGCGCCGTTAGCATTGCTGACTGCGGTAGTGACTACGCCTGGTGCTGTTGGCGCGCCAGCAAATACGGTGGCGCCATTTGGTAATGCAAAACCCATGGTAATTCTCCAATTTCAGATATAAAAAAACCGCCGGATAGCGGTATGCTTGGTTTACTTGCTGGAGAGTTTCCCCCCAGCGATGTTGACTACACTATTGTGGCATTAATACCCGGCCCAATAACCGATAGTCACCGGCAAGGTATATAATTCATCTTTGGCAATCGCTGGCAGGATATTGCCACCAGCGTTGACATAACAGTTAAAAGCATCGTCCGCCAGCACCAATCCCCTGGGAAATAATGAAATTATCTCTTCCGCCAGTTGATAGCCAGTTTTCGCTCCCGTCCCTTTCTTCATCACAATATTAACCTGATAATTCCCGCTGTAGGTCTGCACCTCTTGGGAAATACCTAACGCCACCGCAGGCTCCGGAGCAATAAACGGTTCCAGATGAAGATCGTCATCCGCCGTAAACGCCACGTTAGCCAAGGTGTATTTAATACTGTTCTCTTCAGCCCAGGCCGTTAACCTGGACTCAAATAAATCATTAATACGCAAGGTGCTCATGGCGCCTCCTGGTTTAACCCTATTGATAAGAGTGCATCACCTTGGGTTAAACCAGTAATAGCACTCTAGCTGATATATTTCGTAGCGAGAAGTTTATTTTGATATGCCCGTCGTATTTCGAGCTGCAGCGTTGTTACCTGCACTTGCCCACCCCAGTCACTTACAATAGTAAGCTCCTGGGGATGGGCAAGCTTGTCACCTAGCTGCAACTCGAAATCCATAGGGCATAAGCATTATTAAAAACACAAACATCAAATAACCACGCTATCAATTTACTAGATAAAACTCGTAGCGAATAGATTTTTATTAAATTATTTTTCGCCATTAATTTAAAATAACAAAACCACCCCGCATTGCGGGGTAGTAATTACTTCAATTTAAAAAATTTTTAATTTTTATTATCGGTCATCGTTTATCTGTCCATTTCCAAACGAATATTCTGGCTGACCAGACAACCCTCAATAAAACTTTCTGCCACCTGCATTTGTTGCCTTACCCGGCCTTCCGAACATTTCCAGCCGCGAGCAATGGCAGACTTCGATTGCCCGTAAACGTAGTAACGCAAGATCAGTTCCAACTCCTCCGGCTGACGTAGGGCCTGCAGGTGAGCAACGGCGCGATCGACCACCAAGCCGTCCTCGTCACAGCAAGAGGCCTGCTGTTTGCTACTGCCCGGCAGCAACCCTTTAAAACCGGCGGCGATATGCGAGTATCCCAGAGAAGAACTTTCCCGTGCCCACACGCCCCAGCGCCCCAAAACCTGTTGAATGTCCCGCATAAGACCTCCTTATTTTTATTGGCTCTAGTGTAACCAGACGAGGCAAAGCCGCCCATCGATGGGTGTTGTAGGAAACCTCACAGGACAAAGCAGGGGGAAAAGCGAGCAGAAAATGAAGGTATTAGTGCCGCAGTATCGCGGGAGGATAGCGCCAACAGTGGAAAAAAGCATTAAATCTCAACCTTCGGAGGAGATGCCTCCCCCAAAGCGGACGCAGATCAAGACATGGCAAACTGCTCGAGTACCTTGCCTTCCATACGATAGCGCACCCATTCATCTTGCGGAGCCGCACCAATGCTGAGATAGAAATCAATCGCTGGCTGATTCCAGTCCAGCACGCTCCATTCCAGGCGTCCGCAACGGCGTTCGCAGGCAAGCTGAGCGATATGGCGCAGCAAGGCTTTGCCCGTTCCCGCCCCACGGAACTTGGGCGTGATATACAAATCTTCCAGATAGATGCCGTTCTTACCCAGCCAGGTCGAATAGCTCATAAAGAACACCGCATAGCCTGCTGGCTCGCCGTTGACACTGCAAATCAGCGCCTCTGCGCAGGCGTTGGGGCCAAACAGGCTTTCTTCGATCTCTGCCTGGTTGGTGCGCACCTCATCACGAGCCTTTTCGTACACGGCCAGCTCGATGATCATATCCAGAATTAGCTTGGCATCGGCTTTCACCGCCGGGCGAATTTCAATTGTCAT